TATAGGGTTTGTCTTGCTCTTGCTGGAATTGAATCCAGAAGTCTTGGTTCTTGTGATCAGGTCGCGCCCACTTGTATTGCACGGACGGATGGTTCGGTGAACGCTTGCCACGCTTCTTCGGTTTTGATTCTGGTGAGTTGCCGACTTTGATGCCTGGGTACATGAATCCGTTGCGTGTGATCTCATGGAATGTTAAGGCTTGGAATTGTCTGTCCATGCCTCCTTCGATTAATGCTTCGGCGAGCTGGTCGGCGAGTTGGCGTTCTATTGCCAGTTCGTTCATCAAGCCTTGAATGATTTGTTTGCTTGTCTTGTCCATTGTGCAGACCTCCTATGGTCAATCGTCTTCGAGTAACTGTCTTGCTATCCTCAACTTCTCGGCAGCCGAAGCTGATTCGAGCAACCCGATCGTAGTAGATGTGACCTGCTCAGGCGGGCATATAGTAAAAAACTTTTGTTCGGTGGTCACATAGTTTTGGATGGTTGCGACCAGCACATATGCGGTGCATACATTGTCGGCGTCTACTTGTGATTCGATGAAGTATTTGATTCGGTCGTCTAGTGGGTCTTCGTCTTCATTCATCATCGTCGTCCAGCTTCTCTCCGCACACAGGATTCTGTGGAAGGATGCGGTTAGGTAGGCAGGCGCAGAGTCGTGCGTCCATTATCGTTCCGCCACGGTGCGCGGGAATGGTAGGTCGTTGTAGGCCTGGTTGAGTAGTCCGAGGTAGCCGAGTGCGTCAAGCAGGCTGTCGTGGTGTAGTCGGTTGCGGTCTAGGTTGGTGCGCAGTCGTGCCATCTTGACTGACACCATGAAGAGCAGCGCGTCGGCGAGGCTGAGTTTGATGCCGGTCAAGCCTTCGAAGATGGTGATGACTTTGGTGTAGTCGTCTACGACATCGCCGTAGGTGTCGTTGCGTGGTCCTGTGACGAGTTGGTGTGCTTCGAGCAGTATATCTGCTCCAACTGATTCTGTTTTCATTGTTCTCCTGGTGCGATGCTGACGATCTCATATTTGGATTGGCTGAATGCCAACACACGGCCGTTTGGTTCGATGCCGATCCAGGTTGGTGCGTCTGGGTCGCATAGGCATCCTGTGATTCGGCGACGGTCAAGTCGGACTTCGCCTTCACACAACTGGCAGACAATCATCGAGTTGAGTCCGATGGTGATCACAACTCGATGCCTTGTTGTAGGTGGAGACGCAGACGGTCCAAATAGGCGTTTGTTGCCGCCAATCTGAACTTGCAGTCATCCAGTTCTTTGTGTAGTGATTGTGCCGCATCAAGTGCGTTGTCACGCTGTTCGGTGACTCGTTCGAGTGCGACCATGAGTTCTGACACTCTGGTTTGTAGTTCGATTATTTCTTGGCTCATTGCGAATGTATCGCCGGTCATCTTTTGTTTCTCCTTGCTAGTTCTTCTTTGAGTGCTGCTATCACATTGAATAATCGGTCTTGATCACCAACACCGACGAACATCTTTTCTAGGAATGCAATCGCGTCTTGTATATCTTTCTTAGTCATATCGACCTCCGTTGGTAGGACAAGAACCTTACTCTGCGTCTCCCTAGTGACGCAAAGTAAGGTTCAAGTCTTTTGGATTACCTACCAGCGGTCGTCTGTTGCGACCTTCTCGACCTTGGCTGCGAACAGTTTCGGTGCGTTGAAGCCTGCCTTCTTATCTCCGTCGCCTGAGTATTTGACCGAGATTCGATTGCCGACCAGTTCAGTGACCGAGGCTTGCTTTGCTGCCTCGCGTATCGCCGTGATCATCGCGCCACGCGCCCACAAATTAGAGTCGCCTTCCTTCTCTGTTTTGAGTGTGATGACATACACGAAGCGTGGATCACCGTTCGGCCATGTCTTGGCGACACCTGCCGGATCTCGGTCTTCCAGTTTCTTGACATCGGTGACGATGCCTGTGTGGACATCGCCGATCTTCTCGAACTTCAAACTTGGCAGTTTGGGTCCGCCTCCTGCTAGGAGATCTTGTTCATCTGACATTACTTACCTACCTTTTCTTTGCTTGGGAATCCGAAGGAGTCCGTTGATGTGTTCCAAACGATGTCTTGTTCATCCCAACGAATGGCGCGACAGATGACAGCGAACTGTTCTGCGCATTGCGCGTCAAGATGCCCGATGGCACCGCCTGCCGTTTTGAATAACACACCCTGAATCGAGTGGCAGAGACTCGTGATCAGGAGTTCGTCACAGTTATCGGACATGATGAGGTCGACTAACCCTCGTCCTATCTGGTATCTGCGATGCGATTTGAGTTGATCTAGTGAGATTGAGTGACCGTATTCGGTGCATTCGGTTGCGATCTTCTTGAGCATGGCGCGTTGGTGCGGTCGTAAAGAATCGAAGTCTGTTTGCAGTTGCAGGACGCAGGTTCGGTCTACGCCTGTGTCGTATGTTCGGCCTTCGAATGTGTCGGTCATTTCTTTGCCTTCTTGCGACCAACCTTTGCGGCTGGATCTGTCTCATAGAACTGGACATTGTGTTCGGCTTCGAGCAGACCGACGATGCGTATGAGTAGGTCTATTTGTTCGTTGTCGGCTTCGCCGAGTTTTGGCACATCGACAGGCCAGAGTGATCGCAACATCTTTTGTGCTGGTTCGGGCATGTGTTTGATTCGTGCGGTCATCCAGTCGCGACGCTTGTCAAGACCTGTGTCAAGTTTGACGATTTTGGCTTCTTCGAAGCGTTCGTTCAGGTCGTTGCGTTTGCGCCAGTTGCGAACATTGAGTGCAAGTTCTAAGCCTTGGCGACCCGCGTTCAGGTCTACCCAATACAGTTCGCAGCGGGCTTCGCCTGCTGGTAGATGGAAGACGATGGCGCGGTCCTTCTCAATCATCGGCAGGCTCGTGCGTTCGGCGGTTTGATAGTTGTAGATGTGTTCGGCGTCGGCGTATGCGGCGAGTTGGATTGCAATCTCGCGCCACGAATAGGACAGATCGGTGCCAGTCTTCAGGTCGGCGATGTACATTCGGCCATCCACTTCAACTATGCGGTCAAGTGTGCCTGCGTATTCTTTGCCGTCGTGAATGACGACTGACTCAATATAGTGAGGCATGATGTGGACGCCGTTTTTGGCGAGCGTCGCCGTGTAGGCATCAAGGTCGGCTTGCAAGCCTGGAAGAATTAACGGCTTCTTGCCGAGATCTATTTGTTCAGTCAATGCGTGAAGAGCCGTGCCGAGATTAGCTCGACTACTGCCGCCGCCTGCGGTGATTGCTTCTTCACATATTTTGTTCAACGCAGATTTGTCATCAAGTTTTGTTGATGCTTGCGCAAGTAGATCGGATCGGTTGATTAAGCCGGTGACCACCATTCGGTTCGCCCATTGTTTAAGCGCACCTTCTTCGGAGCAACTTTTGGCGATTGTGGTGACGCGTGTGTATCCGCGTTGCTTGCCGTCAGGTGTGGTGACGAGGTATCGACCCCACCGATCTTTCGGTGCTTCTTGTCGTGTTTCTTCGAGCATGTGCAGGTCTCCTTGTTTTCTTGGGAATCTATGTTGGTTAGAACTATACCTGATCGGTGTGCGCGGATGCGGGACTGTCGTCAATTTGTTTGTAGGCGTTCCAAAGTTTGAGGAACTCGGTCATAGTCATGATCGCATACCAGGTGTCAACTTCGACTGCGCCTTGTTTCTTTACGGCGCAAACACCGTGGTTCGTGCCACGATTCTTCTGCTCAACTTCTAGTTCTTTCAACCAACAACCGATGTCGTGTCGGCGTTGGTCTTTGACTTCTACAGTCAGGTCTTCGACGCCGTCTATGTCGCCGCGGTCATCAGTCCAACCTGACCGTGACCGTTCAGCCCTTGGGTGGCCGTGGTCGTTGAAGAACTTCGCCACCTGCAATTCGGCTCGCGTACCTTTTCTTCGTTGTGGATTTGACATAAGTACCATCTCTCCTTCGTCGTCGTATCTCGTGTCGTCGCTCGACTGTTGTCAGTCCGCCCCACACGCCGACACAATCGTTCTTGATTGCAAAGTCTAGACAACTTTGGCGCACCACGCAGATGTCGCAAAGTTTCTTCGCTTCGCGCACCGCATGCAAATATCTTTCATGGAAGAAGATGTCGGTGCCTTCGCCGCGACATGTTCCGTGCTGTTGCCATTCTGGTCGGAGCAGTTCGAATACATTCTTCGACTCCGACCAGACATCGACAATTCCGTATTCGCTCATCGGTTGATTTGTTTGAACCAACGGTTGACATGGAACATTGCATAGAAGTTGACGCAGGCATAGATGAATATCTCTACGCCGTTAGCCGGACTTTCTTGCGGTAGTCGTGGCATGAATAGCAACATCATCCAACCCATCGCGATGAACGCGAGAGTGAACTTGATCTTCTCTTGTGGTTTCATACTGTCTCCTTTGTTTGGTTATCCGCCTGAATATGTTCTAGTGCATTATGGGACAGAAGTGGTGGATGCTTTGCAAACCCGCCAATTACAAGGATTCCACGGCTCGAAGCCTGACAAGTTATACAGCACAAGTCCAGCCTTCAAGTTCGTTAATGGGTCAAGAAGCGGTGCCTGGGTACAGATGTTCATCTGTCGGCAGACCGCAGCCCACTTGTTCCTAGACAGGTCGTAGTTGACGCCGTTGATCTGCAAGAGTCCTGTGTCGGAGCGATGGTTCCATTCGGAGACGCCTGTGATGTTGCAGTTTTTGTCGACCATGTCACCACCTTTACGGTTCGGACAGCCACCTGATTCGCGAAGTACCAGCTCGGTCAGTTTGTCGATGGTGTGGTCGGGCCAGCCTGCCTGTTTGGCGAGCGACGGTAGCCAGGAGACATCGCCGTGCCGGTATCGGATCGGCGGTATCGGGTCAAGCCTGTCAGCCACAGGCGGTTGCCAGAGAGGCTGTAATGCGATTACAGCGACGCTGGGTTGGGTTGGTGCGGAGGCTGCCTGTGCTATGCCAAGGCTGATGGTGAGACTTGTGAGTGTTGCCAGGATTGCGGTCAAGATGCGCATCGTGGTCCTTTCGTTTGTGTGCAGGTATAACGCAACCAGAAGGAGGTGACTGGTTGCGGTGCTACATCAACCCTAGTGGGGAGCGCACCGACCTACCTTAGCCGATGGGCTGGTTTGACCGCTATATCTAGCGGTCTGAAGTATTTATTTCTAACTCCATCAACACTTTCATCGTTCGAACCATGCCGACAGGAATGTGCAAAACATGGTCAAGCGAGTCTTCGTTGCGTGACTGATAGAGCGTCACATGATCAGGTTTGCCGCCGTCGCCGGTGGCGAGTAGGAAGCCGACTGATTGCACTTCGGCTGGGTCGGTGTCGAGGTCTTTGATGTTGATCCACGATTCTGCACCGCTGTGCGCATCGTGCCAGGTGACGAGTACGACCGTCACTTCTTCTTGCGTGTCGCAACCTGCTTCGTCTTTGTCAGACTTCCGCTTGGCTCCTTGGTTACATGCCAGTCGAGATGGCTGGTAAGTCTTGCGCCTTGTTTGCCGACCATGTCGATCAGGTTGTCAAGTCGCTTCTGCACGACTGCATGGTCGGCTCGGTTTTCGTCGCGGAAGCCTTTGAGTTGCATCAAGGCGACGATGATTCCGCCGAGGGTTGCTACTGCTGCGGCGAGAACTGTGGCAAGTCCGGCATCCATGTCACACGACCTTCTTGCTGTCAAGCCATGCTTGTACGGCTGGTGGCACATTGTCGCCTGCGGTGTAGCGGAGATGCCATGGTTCTTCTGGTACGACTTCCCAAGAGAAGCCGAAGTCGAGTGCGTTGGCGAGCATCCATTCGAATCGTTTACCGCTCGCCGACCAGATGTCTACGGCGATGCCGAGGTTGTGTTGAGATGTGCCAGGTGCGGCGAGCGAGGCAAGTGTCGGTGACTTCTTGTACCACTTCACACCTTCAAAGGTTCGTGTCGATGCGCCTGCGATCGGTTGCTTCTGGTATCGCTGTAGGAACGCTGTGAGTTGGCTTTGGTAACTGCGATAGGTGTCGCCTGCCGATGTCGGTTTGAATGGTTTAATTCCGTCGGCGAATGCTTTGGCTTGCATCGCATGATATGCGTCGGCTGCCCGCCAATGAAGTTTGCCGTACGGTTTCACATCACGCAACAGATGCGCAGGCACCTCACCAGGCTTCACACCTTTGAGGTCCGCGGGCAAAGTTACTTTGACGATCGGCCAGTTCTTGGCGTTCACTTCTTCTTCGCTCCAGAGAACGCTTGCTTGATTTCTTCGCTGTCAAGTTCTCCGTCGACTGATGCTTCGGCGAGTGCCGAAACAACTTTGATGACCGCCATCGCACCAGCCATGATCGCAGCCTTACCGACCGAGATACCGATGACTGCACCTGTAGTGATTGCTGGTAGCGCGTTGGCAAGAAACAATGAGACAAGTCTTTGACCGAGATCCAAGAACTTTGCGATTGTCGGGTTCTGTTTATTGATCTTCACTTCTGGCACCATGGTCTTCTCCGTCCTTTGTTAATACTCCTGCCAAGTGTAGTGCGAGCGACAGGAATGTGAAGAACAACGCCCAATTCTGGACTGTGCCAGACAAAGTCATTATGGTGATTGCGGATGCGCCGAGGGTAAACCCTAAGGCGAACAATTCGTCTTTAAGTTTTTTGAACATCGCTAACTTCTTCTGCGCAGGCTGGCTCCTACCGCCACAAGTGTATTTGATACGGCGACCAGAGTTCTACGCTCGCCGACAGGTATGGTCTGGCCGACCATCTGGAACGAATCAAACACACCTGCGAAGACATTGATTGTTTCTTGGAATGCTTTCTTGACTTTGGTTGGTGCTTCGTTTAGGACTTCGACTAGTTCTTCGGCCACTTCCGCGGTTAATTCCTCCACGACAATTTCTTCGAAGATCGCTTCGGCTTGTTCTTCGGTCACTGCCGCCAACACCTCAGGACTCGACGCAATACTCACCGCCTGATCGGATGTGATATTGCTTGCAAGAACCTTGTCGATGGCTGCGATGATCTGTGCCGGTGCCGCAGTCTTCAACTCGGTCAGAATCTCCGCGACCTTTGTGTCGCTGATTGGTTCACCTAATTCAGGTATCGTGGTGGTTGATGAACTCTCTTCTTCTGGTGGCAATGTTTCTTGGATACTTGTTTCTGGCGACGGCTGTGATGTTGGCGGCGTTGTTTCGTCGGGCAGAGTTGGAGGCACGGAAGACTGAACTGGAAGAGATTCAGGCACAGTGGGATCAGGCTCGACAGGAACGGTTGTAGATGTCGTTTCTTCGACTGTGGTTGACGGTTCAGGCAAAGAAGTTGTGGTCGTGGTACTTGAAGTTGTTGTCACGACTGGTTCGCTAGTCGTCGTAGTTTGAGGAGGCGTGTAAGGTGCTTGCGTTGTTGTCGGAGCTGGTGCAACTGTTGTGGTCGGCGTTGTCGTGGTACTTGCAACTGATGTGGTTGTGTCTATCTGAGTTGTGGTCGTGGTGCTGGGAAGGGTTGTTGTAGATGAAGAAGTGGTTGTTGATTCTTCAACTGTCGTCGATGTGGATGTGGTGGTTGTTGTGGTTGATGTACTGGTTGACGAGGTAGTCGCAACCGACTGTTGAGTGAACGCTTCGTCCGGCACGATCGTCCAGTCGCCGTCATCAATCTTCCATGCAAGCATCAGGCAGGTTCCGCCGCCGTTCTCGTACATCCACACTTCGAGTGACTGACTGCCTGGTTCGAGTGTGAGGTTGCCTGACATAGTCCATGTGCAACCTTGGTCATACCAGACACCGAAGGTGTTGCCGCCGATAGTTATCTCACCGCCGTCATCTGAGGCGATCATGAACTCGATGGTTTGATGTTGCGGTATGTCAATGAAGCCTGTCATGTGAACCATGAAGTAGTCGTAGGTGCAGTCTTCGAATAGTTCGCCGTCGTAGTTGCGGTTGATGTTGTTCTCGACTTCTGTCCCGCACACGGGATACTCGGCAGTCGACTGAACTGGCGGGATCGTGTCAATCGTGTAGTAGGTCGTCTGCAAACCAGGCTGTGCTTCGGCGCGAACCAATGTCGGCCAGAACGACAGAACGATTGCTGGTAGCGGAATCAGCCACCTTGTCAGTGACCTACCCACATCACGGTTCTACAGGTTGAGATGACACAAACTCGGTGCCGTTCCAAGTATCGCCGATGCCGGCAAACTTGCCACGCGATTCGCCTTCGATTGGGCTGTTGTTGTAAGAAGTTTGTACCCATTCACCTATCAAACCGAGCGATGCAATAAATTCTTGACCTGCTACTTCTGTTGGTGCTTGTTCATTGCCGATGACAATTACTTCGGCAACTGTGCTGTTTTCTATTTTTGCGAAGTGTGCCATTATGCGACCGTCAAACTTCCTGTAGCGTCAAATTGAAAATATGAATATGAACCGTCAGCGGTTGGTGTTGCTGATGTTGAACCTGAACCGCTGACTGTTAATCCTGTGGCGTCTGCTGTTAGGTATCGGATTATTACTCGACCTGAACCACCGTTGCCGCCGCTATTTCCGTTGCCACCGCCACCACCGCCACCACCGCGATTAGCGGTTGCGTTTGCGCCTACCGCGTTACCGCCACCATCGCCGCCACCAGCGCCAGCCGTGCCACCAGTAGTAAAACCGCCGCCGCCGCCGCCACCTGCATAGTCGGTTGCTGTGCCGTTGTAGTTATTGCTTGACGCTGTGCCGCCGCTACCGCCGACATTGCTCGCGCCGTTGCCACCGACTGAACCTTTACCGCCGCCACCGCCTGCACCTGTAAACGATGAGTGACCTAAACCGCCGTTGTTTCCTTCGCCACTTATGCCGGGACCAGCCGCATAAATTCCGTTGCTACCACCGCCGCTACCGCCGACATTTCCTGAACGATATGAACTACCGCCGCCGCCACCATTAGCCGAATTTATAAATGAACTGGCTGTGCCGTTTCGGCCGCCTTCGGTGTCTTCGGTTGATCCTGCGCCACCTGCACCGACTTTAACTGTGTAAGTTGATTTGCCGATTAAACCTGTGCCAGTAATCATTCCGCCAGCGCCACCACCGCCTGCACCGTAACCACCTGCTACCTCGGCGCCGCCACCACCGCCGCCGACCAATAAAAATTCAACAGCAAGAGTTGGTGTTGAAACAGCAACCCACGCTGATCCGTTGAATACCTGTAAACCTGTTGCAGTCGAGTAGGCGACCATGCCTGTTGATGGTGATGGAACGGCTGATGCTCGTGCCGCGGTGCCGGCATAAACCTGCACGGCCTGATCCATTAAGTATGTTTGCACATTGGTCGAAGTAAGGACTTCGCCCGATTGAAAGGTTCTATATCCTGCGCCAGCCATGTCTATACATTAACCCATGCGGAGCCATTAAAAACTTGCAAACCTGTAGCAGTCGAATATGCAACCATTCCTGTTGATGGTGACGGTATTGCGGATGCTCGTGCTGCGGTACCTGCGTACACTTGCACCATCTGATCCATCAAATACGTCTGGACGTTCGTGCTTGTTAGCACTTCTCCAGATGCGAATGTTCGATACCCTGCTCCAGCCATAATGCTCCTATTGTAATCCAACATTCACATCGTCAAGTTGGTCTTGGTCAAGTATGAATGCGGTCAAGAGTTGTGCCTGACCGAGACCAAATCTTATCCGATGGTCTGAGGTTGTGATGTCGTGGTTGACGGATTCGATGTAGACGGTGTCGGTACGGCTGAGTGGCAGGCCTTGGTCGTAGCGTTTCGTGACGGAAATTAAATCGCCCACGTCGAGTGCCAGAACGGTTGGCCAGAGTGCTGTACCGCAGGCATTCAAACTGGTTGAGATTTCGTTGAATCGGATGATCGGTTCTTTGTATTTGTCAAGAATGTTCTGTGCCAGAGTTGCACCGGCTGCTTCGCTGACCAACGGCACATTCGAGAATGACAAAGTTTGCACACCATACTTGCCTTGGCTTGTCGAATCGGCTGCGACCTGTGCTGCGGTACCACCTTCGACATCCACCTGCACACGGTTGAACAATGTTTCTTGACCATACGCAACACCGATAGACAGGATCGGTATCTCGTTTGTGGCTGTGCCACCGAACGATGCGATCGCGGTAGAGAACGTGAAATCTATTCTCGGATCGAACACAATCTGGTTTTTTCGGTTCGCGAAGAGCCTGCCGTCCTCCGCGACTGCGACAGCCTGCAACGCCGTCAACGTGTTCGTGTTGTCCGGATAGGCAACAGTTCCACACGTTGCGACACCTGTGGCGATATCACGCAACGCCGTCGAATAGGCGACCTCTGCTCGATCCAATATCGCTGACACTCTCGCCGAAGTTAATTGTGATGATGGTGTGAATGCGGTCAGGCTGGTTCGGCTCAACTCATAGAGACCGTCGGCTGCGATGATTGACGCGAACGACAGGTTCGGCATCTCATAAGAGATGTCAAGGTCTGTGATTGCACCAACGAACAGTTCGGCTGTGCCGGCAAGAACCTTGATCGCACGTCTCGGAGCAAGATCAAAGTCACCTGCATACCAAGTCGAAGCTGTGTTCGCTGGGTCGAAGAGTCGGCCTGATGCACGGTCATCAGCCAAGATGCGGCAGGTGCCTGGTTGGAATTGTTCGGTTTGTGCGCCACGGCCACGCTGAACCGACACGGCGAGAATGTATTCGGTTGCGTCCACGAAATCCGTTGAACCATTCAATGTATCTGTGCCGTCAAGTGTTGAAGAATCAAGCGTGAACGCATCGGTGACAGCACCTACATCCAACAGAACTGAATACTCTTGACCCCACTTCAAAGTCTTAGGCATAATTACGCAACCGCGAACTCTAAGAAGTTCCCACCAGCGATCCGACTATATTGCTGCAACACCTCAACAATCTGACGACCAGCCTCAACACCATTCGTACCGATACCCGTATTGATGTTGATGTTTGTACCTGCGCCACCTGTGGGAGATGTTCCGCCACCAGTGACAGTTGGTGTTGGAACGGTCGGCAATGAAGGGATGGTCAGATTGCGGTTGGGCATAGTTGCGGCGGCCTCAGCCACCTTCTTGATCGCCTCAGCAAGTGCTTCGTATGCTTCAGTTTCACGTTCGACAGCATCGGTCAAACGATCCGAGGCTTCCTTCTCTTTGACTTTTGCATCATTGACCGCGTCAAGAAGTTTGTTGTAGGTATCCGATCCCTCAATGGCACCAGACACTGCTTCGTTCAAAACAAGTTGAGCGTCTTTCAGTTTGTTTGTTGCTTCAAACTCCGAATCGCTTGCGTCAGCAACAGCCAACTTTGCTTGCGCTAAATCAATCTCGGCTTGACGAATAGCCTGCGCACTCGATTGAGGGTCGGCGCGAAGTTCAGCAAGTGCCTTCTCAGCGTCAGCGACAGCGAACACCGCTTCTTCAACACGGAATCCAGCCTGCGCCACATTACGTTGAGCCGCCGACAGTTCTCGCTGAGCTTTCTTAGCCTGATCAGAATCAGCACCGAACCCATTGACCGCATCGTTCAACGCCTTATGTTTGGCGGCAACATCATCTTGCGCGGCTTTCAAATTGTCGGCAGCCTGCGCACTACCCTTCTGCGCATTGTTGAACGCCTTCTGTGCAGATGTCGAAGACTTCAACGCATCCGTGTACTTCTCAAACTTCTGTTTGGCTGTCTCAACCGTCTTGGCTGCGCCACCTGCTTTCTTGTCAAGATCTGACAGCGATGTTGACCAGTCATCGGTTGACTCTTTGGCTTTCGGTAGAACTTTGGTTCCTAGTCTGTCGGTCTGGTCAATCAACGGTGAGATCTTGTTGCCGGACAGATTCAATGCTGCGGTCGTGTTAAGAATTGATAATCGCAACTTGTCGAAGCGATCTGTGACTGCTTCGGTTCGGTCAATGAGCATTTGCTCAACTGTGATGATTCCGTCGCCACCTGTAACGGAATCACCGATGGCTCGAAGAATGTCTATGAACGCGAACCCTGGTTTGAAGAAGTTGACGATCGCTTGTTCAAACTCGATCACCGAAAGAATCATTCTTTCGATTGCGTCAATGACTATGAATGATGCTGGACCCATTGCGGCGGCAAAGTATTTGACCGCACCAGCCAAACCTTCATCTTTGAACCCGTCAACCGCAGCCCTCAACGCTGGAATGATTCGCTTCTGTAAGAACTCCACGATCTTCTCGAATGCTGGTAGCAGTAGGAAGCCGATTGTTTCTACTACTTCGCCGAATGATGTGCGAAGTATCTTTACTCGTCCGGCGAATGTGTCGGCTGCGGTTGCGGCAGCACCACCGAACTGTTGTTCCAAAGTATTGAGCGCGGCACCGAAGTCTTTGCTCTTCTTGGTGTTCTCATCGAGCGGTATGCCGAGTCGAGTCAAAGCGGAAATGTTGCCTGTTGCCGCACGACCCAAACCGAGTGTGACTGCTTCTAAGTCGCGACCTGTGGCTGCGCTGATGTCGAGTGCAAGATTGAACAGACGCTGAGATTTTTCTAGATCACCTGTTGCTCTAACAAGATTGCCAAACGCCGGACGCAACTCATCGTCGGCGATACCTGTCGCCAACATCGCCTTCTCAATGAACGCTTCGGTTGCTTGAACCTGTGCTTGTGTTGCAGCAGCCGAACGAATCAACTGTGCTTCAAGACTTTTCTGTGATGCTTCGTCGGCTGCCGCCGCCGCAACCGCCGCCGCTGCCGCACCACCAACTGCGGTCAACGCACCGAGCGCAACGAACGCACCCTTCTTTACAAAGTCAAATGCTTTGCCAAGTCCGGCACCGATCGACTGCACCTTCTCGATTGATTGCTGTCCTTCGCGGGCAAGATTCTTGAACGCCGTGATAGCACTGTCGGCGTTGCCGAGAATCTTTACAATGAATGTGCGTTCACCTGCCATGGTGAAGCAATTCTACTCAGTTAGCAGCCATCCGTTTACGCAGCTCAGCCCACTCACGTTGCATGTCTCTATGTATCTCTGCTTGTGTCATGCCGTTATATTGTGAAAGATCAACTGGTGCATTCCACCACTTCGGGTCAAGAACACATCGCATTGGATTACCGCGACGTGGTTGACGGGTCGAGCGGATGCTTGGTGTTGAGAATGTGCGTGTTGGTGCTGCGATGTCGGTGATGGTCGGGTCAAGGAATCGCCAGCCTGAATGATGTGTACGGAATGGTTGACCAGCCTCGTGCTGAGGCAAATAGAAGATACGAGCAGGATCTTTGGTTGCTGGGTCGCCTTTGAGACGGAGTCGTTCATGTGTCTCATACCAGACTTCTTCCCAATTCTGTACCGGCACAGCCTGCTCGAATGGAACAACAACGTGCCAGTGAGGATTGTCTTCGCGATGTGACCAGGTTGTGTAGGCGAAGTGTATATACGATCCGAGATCGGCTTTTTCGAATGCTTCACCGTCAAGGTCGGCAACTAACGCCCAAACATGTGACACGTTGCGATTGCCACGAGTTGTGTATTCACGATATGTGACTGGCGAATACAACGAACCATCAGACTTCTGTTCGCGTTCTTGATGGTCGCCGAGTATTGCGGCGAAGTCCATCCAAGATGTAGCGATGGTCTTTGGGTAGATGGATTTGACCGATGGGAAACCGACGACTTCAAACATTGTGCAATCCAGTTTCAATGAACTGGCGGAGCAGTTCAGACACAGTCATATCTTGTTTCTTGGCTTGACGCTCAATCAATGTCTTAAGTTCTTGGTCAAGCCTGATTGTGATGGTTGGATATTTTTTTTTCATTGTGCTAGTTCGAACTCTTCAAAGATCCAGTCAGAATGATCTTCACCGAATACTGAGAATGACCATTCTTTTTTTGCATCCTTAAGATTCTTACCTAATGCAATTCCGTAATGAACTGACTGACGGTTTTCGTAATCTCCGTAACCATCTTGCCAATCGTTTGTGCTTACATGCTCTATGCGGGACACTTTGAACATCTTCAACATAACTACCTCCTCAGGTATGTAAGACAATCTATACGAAGCGTAAGACAAATGCAACTATCTTTTTCAAAGATTTTTAAGCCTTATTTTGTAAGGGTTTTAGCCGATGCCTAGGTTTTTGACTACTTTGTCGATGCCTTCTAGGTATTCTTTGGCGATTTCGTTCTTGCGTTTGCGGACGGTCGGCCAGAAGAAGTAGCCCGATTGACCGCGATGGCGAAGGAATTGAAGAGTTGTCCGTCTGGCACCACCTCCGAACTCCGCACCGAAGAAGATATCTGATAGAACAACTTTTTTGTTTCTGCCTTTGACTCCTTTGCGCAAGTTCTGATTCACAGGTCGAGTTGTGGATTTGAATGGCTCATTGCCTCGAAGTTTGATTGTTGGAATACGTTCATTGCTTGCTCGTAATCCTTTGGCGACTTGTAGGTATTGTCTTGCTCGACCTGGAGTTGAACCAGCAGCTCCTGCTTCTACTTTGACTTCTGCCGCTAATTTTGTTGCAATACTGTATGCGACTTTGCGCATCTCTTTGTTGAACTCCGGACTTGCTTTTTGAAACTTGCGCAAAGTTTCAAACAAATCCTTAACTTCAACAGTGTTACCACCTGGAACAACACCGAATCCTAAGTTCCTTCCACCGACTATTCCGCTTCCGCGACCGACAGTCGACCCACCGCCAGATGATTCTGGGAATGCTGAGAAGAATGCCATCACTTAATCCTTTGCGGTGGGTTAGATTTGATGCTCTTCCAGCGCAGATAGCCAAGCATCGTGTACAGCATTCTAGGTGATTCTTGTAGAAGCACCGATGGTGCGATGTGTGTCTCGCAGGCGAGATATGCGATCAGCCAGTGGGCTGAGTTTTCTCCAAAGGGTTGATCGCCGAAGATTCGGCACCAACCTCCACACTGTCAACTGTCTCAGTCCACTGATCAAAGTTCAATGCGGTTTTCTTGGTGCGTTTCTCGGCATGCCAAGCCAACCAGGCAAGATCGGTCAACTTCAGTTCTGTTTGAAAGTTTGCAACAGAACGATTCTGTTCTCTTTCGAATGCGATGAAGTCGGCGAACTGTGCCGTCACTTTTGTGGTGACGTTCTCTAGCGTCGTGACTTCTAGGTTGATTTTCATTCTTACCTCCTGATTGTTTTGTTAAGAATTATGCAGTTGCTTTTGTGATTGTTCCGCTGATCGGCCACGTTACGTCGGCTGTGTTTAGCTCTCCCACCGCACCGTTCACGGGACTCCATTCCGTTACGAGAACCGAGAAAGTATAGTGAGGCGAAGCCGTTCCTGCTGCGGCTGTGCCGGCTGGTTTGATAACCATAGTCACGGCTGTCGAGCCAACAAGAGGATAGATCAAGCCTTCGACTGACGAGTATTCGTTGTGAAGTGAAAGTGTCACCGAATTGTCGATCAAGCCTGCGACGCGAGTTACTGCGCCACCACTCCCGAAATTCGTTGTTGGTATTTCCGCTGCTGTCGTGCTTAGCGTAATTGCTGCCACGTCACTCGAAATATCTGTGCCGTTGAGTGTGACTACTGAGTTTGTGAGAACTAACTTTGCCATGATTATTTATCTCCTGCCTTGTCGGCGATAGAAGTTGATTTTTCTGCCACCAGAACAATGCGACCCGATGCCAGTAGAGAGTCTAGATGGTCAACTTCGTTGCCATCAATAGTGGCTGGATATTGTTTGTCTAGAACCGTGAAGCCTTCGACCACCTGATATTTCGCCATAGGTTAAGCGTACACCACGACACGGAAATCGACTGTCAGGTAGGTTGTGTCGTTCGCGTCAACGGTTGTGATGTTGGATGCTTCTTCGACGATCAATGTTTTGGCGTATCCGCCGAGGGTTGTGTCGGCTTCGATGGCGGCACGAATCCCACCGTCATAAGACAAGTAGGTGTCCATTAATGCTTGTGCGGTGCGTTCGGCTGCGCGACCCACGATCACACTGACCGTGAAGACATGTGTGACTAAGCCTGCCCGCATGGCACCGTGGTAGGTGATTGACTCCAAGGTCGGCCATGCGATACCGCCGATGGATGGGTTTACTTGATCGGGTTGTTGTGCATAGGCGCGAAGGTTCGTGATTGTTTCAAGCCGAGTCTTGATGCCGTTCTTTAGTTCGGTGACTGTTGCGCTCATGCAAACATCCGCATTCGGCGATATGGCTCGACAAGTTGTGCGACGTCTGGATCGAGTGCGCGTGTCACTCGTATCGCACCCAAGTCTCCGAAGCCGGCAACGCCGAGCGGTGAATCGTAACGCTTAAAGATTCTCGATGCCTGAATGATCACAGCCTGTGTGATTGGTTCAGGTACGGATGGCCAACCGTAAACTGCGGTGAGTTGCACCAATGCTTCTGATCCGAAGTTCGCGTTCAATGTCGGGAACAGATAGTCGCCGACTGCACGAATGCGTGTGTACGGAACGGTCAGTCCGTCCAAGATTCCGTTTACTGGTTCTAGTTGATAGTCGGATGCTGTCCATGTGACATCGAAGTTGCCGTCTGCGTTCGTTGATGTTTTGAGTGTGATCGCAGTCGATGAGATGTCGTCAATCTCGCAAACGAACTCGTCGCCTGCCGTGAACACTCTGGTTGTCGCCGAACCGTAAACCCAGAACTGTCGGTTCGCATAACCGTCAATCAGTCGCGAAGCAGCACCGGCACAGTTGTCAATCAGTTCGTCGTCTTGTGTGTCGGCGGTGCCAATTCTGAGGGCAGCCTTGATCTGATTGCGTGTCGCGTAGCCGTTTGAAATGGTCATGGTCTTCCTATCCTACTCAACAATCAACAATTCGTGAGATGGTTGCAGTCGGAAGAATCTTACTCCATACAGTTCACGCAACTTGCCGACCACCACACCGAACTGCTGACGCCAACCATCCATCGCACCATTCGACTTCTGATATCCAGTGAAGTTCTCTTGCCCATCTATCAAACCCAAGTCAACGCCGACAAGGTTGATTTGTGATGCACCCATGTAGCAGGCAAGGTGCATCGCGATATGTGCCGAAGTGCCGCCACAAACCAGCACATCAGGGTCGGTCGGCCAACCAGCCTCAGGGTTCCAGAACGGTTTGTGTGGACGGAACGTCACATTGTTGCCGACACCGACATGAGTGGCAGTCATGTCTGATGCCTCAAGATTCATGTCGGGACAGACAACGATGATCTGCGGATAGTCGGCGACATTCTTTGCGACAACTGGATGATGTGTCGAATAGTTTGTCGCCACATAGAAGTCGGCAAGTCCGAACACATACCCGACCTCGTTGATAGCGACCACAGTTTTGCCTTTGAAGAACTGTGGTGTCACCCATCCCATACTCGGACCAGATCCACACACCCAAATCTGTTCACCTTTGTGACGATCTTTCAAATCGGACAAAATCATTCAGCCAACTTCGGCGGCCAATCCTCACCAGGTATCACACGACCAGACTTCAACAACCGGCAGAACTCGACAACATCCTGTTCAGCCTGCCTGTCAGGTTGAGCTGTCAACGCATCATCGTGCCGAACCCAAGTCCACACACAACGCGAATCAAACGACGCTTCAACATTATGTGAACGCATCTCGCACCAATGAACCCAATCAACATACTTGTGTGAACGGTAAGGAATCTTCAACCAAGTCTTACGACGAATCACCGCCAACCCTGGCATACCGTTGTTGCCCATGTTCAACAGATTGTGATATTGGTCAGGTGTGCCGTAGCACAGTCCGCCGTTCCATCTGCCACGCACATTCACCGCGTCACCTTGCAGAACAAGTCCGTCAAAGAAGTTCGGGTCCATCGTGTCGTCGACTGGAAGATGTGTACACCATTCCGCTGACGCTTCACGCACACCCACGTTCACACACGGCCAAATGCGATCATCCCAATACGGCACAACCTTCCACCAAGACGGCACATCAACTCTGGCACGAGTCACAAGAATCACTTCCTGCGGCTTGACCGTCAACGCCTCAATAGACGCAATGAACCCTTCACCGAACCGATCCCAATAGTTCTGTTCGAATGGTGAGATGATTGCTACCGGCGTCGATACCACGACAACGGTGCCTTCCCTTCACGGATCCACGGAATCCACGAATCATCCATCTGTACTTCAATCAACTGTTCGCCGCGTATCGAGCGACCGATCCGATAGTTCTCAGCCATGAATCCTTCAGGGTCATCGACCATGAGTTCTTGGTGCGAGAAGGATCGCATCTTGTTCGCGGCCCATTCAGGTCCACCCATCCAAGACACATGCCAACCTGACCGCAGATTAGGTAGCCGTTCACGGTTGGATCGTAGATGTTGCGCACCACCAGCGCGTTGACCGTAAGGACCTGCGACCATAGTGTGTTCGTCCGATAGACGCCAATACGCGGACATCACCAGGCGTTTCATTAGGTAGACACGCCAACCTTCTTTCAGTATGTCGATGTCGGCTGGGTTCCAGATCTCGTCACAGTCGGCAACGGTCACGATGTCGTCGGCTTCTGGTGCGAACTCTTGCAATGCGACAAACAGATGGTTGCGTTGTGCGTGTTCAGCCGCCCAACCTAACTGGTGCGGGTTTGGTTCGAATGTTTCGTAGTGGATTTTGTCGCGCCACTTGTAGAACCTGTCAAGGTCAATGCCGTGTGGTTTGGGTTGACCCATGAAAGTCGTTGACGATTCGACAATGATCATCTTGTCTACGACATCGCCGAGTTCAGAGAGGCGACATTCGAGCATGTCGTGTTCTTGGTTGAACAGGATGCAGTCAAAGATTCTCATCGTCGTGACTGCCCAACCAATAGAACGCGGTTGTCGTTCATCACAATCTTTGTGTCGATGGTGCAATGTTTGTTGAACTCGCGTATCAAATCAAATACGTCCGGCACATGCCATTCGGTTTCTATCGGCACATATTCGTGGACGATCAGCCAGTTGCATCTTTTGGCTGCTTCGGCGATAACTTCACGCCAGTCAGGTTGCACATACAAGGTTTGTGACATGACCGCGCAATCGTACCCACCTGACTTCGCTGCGGTCAGACCGTCACCGACACGGAAATCAATGTTCGGATATGACGCTTTGGCTTTACGGATCGCCATCTCCGAAATGTCGTAGGCGACAATCCTTCTGCCACGCAACGCCATCAGATGTGTTTGCGCACCTTTACCACAACCGATGTCCAGTATCGAAGTGAACGAGAACGCCGACATCACCGTGGACAGAAGCCGATAACTGATCGGTCGCAGATCCGACTGATACCACGCATCGAAGTCTTCTTCTTGTTCGGCTTGATACATTGCGTCAAAGTCCGCGCTGGTCGGCGAAAGATAATCGTGGTATCTGGCCATCAATCCCAACTCAAATCAATGCGCCGTTGCAAATCCCATTCACCAGCATCAAGACGCACATTGCGCAACTTGAACAACTCAAGGTTCGATTCGAAGGTTGCCTGATTCTTGGCGATGAATGTCGGGTCGGATTGCAACGTGGATGAGTTGTCGTGATAGACGATGGCCTGCGATTTGGTTATCTGTTTACCCATGCGCAATGCGCGACGCTCATAGTCGTTGTCTTCGAAGTATGCCGGATGGAACGCCTCACAAAACAAGCCGACGTCTTTGACTACTTGTGAGCCGATCCACGCACAGCACCAACCTGGTTGACCTGCCAGATGAATCTCGTCTGTGTGGCATTCACGGTAGAACTTTTGGAGTTCGCCGCGCTCAAAGAATGCGTCCGAGTTGAGAAGAATCCAACCCGATGCGAACGGTGTCATCTTGATACCAAGATTCCAAGATGTCGCGACACCGAGATTGCTCGGCATATCCAAGACATATCGGTTCTCGATGTTTGAGTTCTTCGGCAACGACAAACAATCCTTCTCGATCATTCCGCCGTTGTCGATGATGATCAGATGTTCAACTGCATAGTCGATTGTTCTGATACATCGTTCAAGTAGGTCATATCGGTTGAGTACGGGTATGACTATGACCGGCACCATGCAGACAGCTCCTTCATTGCAGGCTTCCAAAACTGCTCAAAAACTTTGTCGGCTCCGTACCCTAGGGCATGGGTGATCGCGTCCTGAGAACGGCTTCTAGGCGCGTTATAGGCCATCTTCAGGGCATTGACGATGTCGGGTACGTTCGGTGTGAAGAACCATGAAGCCTGCGCCGCATCCCACCACGGCTGACCATCAACCGTCCAGCCGTCACCGACCAGTTCAGGTTGCGCCGTAAAGTTAGAAACAATCACCCGCGTCCCACAGGCCTGTGCCTCAATGACTGGAATGCCGAAACCTTCACCCATCGAGCAGGCAAGAAGCACATCGGATGCCGTGTACATCGCAGCCATCACATTCTGAGGCAACGAATGACGATACGCATACTGGTCAACAACCTTGTATCTGTCCTTTGACACACCGACCGCATCCAACAATGTCGGCAAACTAATGCCAGACATCGCACCATCAGGCTCCGTATACAGATACAGCACAGCATCAGGATGATCCTTGGCGAAGATAGAGAACGCAAGAATGTTCTCGGCCCAAGCCTTACGAGCAGGCTGCGAACCTTTATTCGTCGCAACCATAGACACCACGAACCTGTCATCTTCCCAACCCATGAACTCTCGACCAGTCATCTTGCGACCATTCGCAAGCATCACAGAATCGGTCGGCTGGAACACAGGCTCGATTGCGTGAGGAACATACAAGTGTTCGACACCTGCCGTCTCCAACATTCGTGAACCAAACTTCGACATCGCTATCGGACGCACATTGTCACGCTCACACCACCTCAACACATCTGGCGGTGTCGGCTGATGATCGATAGGAACCCACGATGCGATGTTCTTCAAAGTTTTTAACGATTCAGATTTCAACACCCACACATCAAACAAAGTCATCAACAACGTCGGTGTCGACAGATCCTGATTCGCCCACTCCATAGTGTGCGCGACAACGACATCGTCGCTGTATGTTGCGAGTCCTTGCGGATAGATTTTGAAACCATTCCAAGTTGATGTCGCGCCTGACAGGCCGTACATCGCGTGGACTGCTACTTGATGGTCTTCTTTCGCGAGCCTTTGGATGACTTGCGCGGTTTGCTGTCCGTATCCTGTGGAAGCCCATGGAGCATTGCTGTACCAGAGGACTCTGAGTCTGTCGGGATTGGTAGGTCGGACACTTCCAACGAGTGCGCTACGCCCGCTCGGAGCAAACGCTCCGCTAAATACCCTGGCATCTCCACCGGTATGCCTTTGACTATTACGGTTTGCCACATGATCCTCCTAAGAATAGTGCAGAAATGGAAAGTCCACGGCCAACCCTGCACGAAATGGCCGTGGACTTAATCCTAGTCACAGTCCTTGCGGACTGTCATGTCTGTTTATCGGTTGCTCTAATTAAGCAGCGTTACCGATGAAGTGTTTGACATGTGATGTTTGTGGCAAGTTGCCATCGACACGCATTGTTGCGCGGAAGGTAACAAGGCCTGAGCTGAATGCGAAGTCATCGCTTCGATCCAACTTGATGCCGCCAACTTGACGAACATAGTACGAAGGAAGGTGTCCGAAGATTACCGACTTCGCGCTAACTGCTGTGTCAACGATTGCTGGGTTCTCGTATACAGGGTATCCGAGGAGCAAGTCTTGTGCGTCAGCATTGAGTGCTGGTGAGAAGACGTAGTTGCCTGCGGTGTCCTTCAACGAACGCATTGCTGCGATTGACTTCGAGTTCATCTGGAAGCCCGAACCTGCAAGACGACGACCTGCTGTGTCTACCGAGTAGACGAGGCTGATCAAGTTGTCTGCTGTGAACGCACCAGATACACCCGTTCCGCCAGTTACGCCGGCAGCTGATGCTGCGACGATACCTTTTGGTTGGTTTGTGCCTGAACCAGTTGTCAACGCTGCGTTGACACGGTAGCCAAGTTCGTTGCCGACTTGATCTGCCAAGAATGACAAGATGTCGACACCGCTGTCTTCGATCAACTCTGTTGAGAGTTGAACAAGGAACGAATACTTGTATGCACCAAGTGTGATGAACGAGTTGAATACTGGATCTGATTCAGCGATTGCTGTACCTTCACCTGTGATTGCTGCGGTTGAATACTGAGCAAGTGATGGAATCTGAAGATTCTCACCCGATGCCGTGTTCAATACGGTTGATGTCTGGAGCATCGGACCAACGTGACGAGCAAGCATGATGACCTGATCGTAGAAAGATGTTGGAACTGGTGAACCAGTTGATGTCTTTACAACATCACGCTTTTCAAACGAGTACGAACGAATCTCGCCTTTTGCCATCGAGCGGATAACTTCTGCATCCGAACGAACACCGCGTGGTGCATCAGCGACTGGACGAACCTGGTCTGCGATGTCACGAGTTGCTGCTTCAAGACGAAGTTCACGGGCCTCATCGGCGCGGAGCTTCTCGATTGTTGCTTGGCGATCCTCAAGTTCTTTGCTGATGCGCTCGTATGTCTGAGTCTCTTCTGCTGTCAAGTCACGCTTCTCAGCGGTTGCAACATCAAGAATCTTCTTTGCGGCTTCCCACGCTGTAGCGCGTTGAGCCATTTGTTGTTCAATGAATTGTTTCATGATTTCTCCATGATTGGTTGATATGTGGATGCGCAGGATTGTTTATTCCGATGGCGCGGGTCGCTGACCAATCTCTAGTCGTAGCGGGACGCTTACCGACAGACCGAGTGTATATGAGAAACTAGAAAGTTTTCAACAGTTCAAGATGTTTCGCCAACAGATTCACCGACGAAGGAACCTTGGCTGGTTCGGCTCGAAGTTTGCTGACCGCGCTCGACAACAAATCAGCCGACTCATCCGACAAAGTGCCACCAGCCTCAAGGACCGTGATCGCTTCAGCGAGTTTGTCTGCGTCAACACCTGTGCGCTCGGCAAGGATGTCAAGAGAACGGACAGAAGCCGAAGTGGCCGTATAAGCAGGGAACCCTGTCACGACCGAAACCTCATGCAAACGTACCTGACGCAGTTCGCGAGTCATGCCGTCATCTGACCATTTGTCGCCACCGGCAGGAACCGAGAACCCGAACGACATCGAGTCAACATCGCCGCGCTTCATCAACACCGACAAGTCACGACCGACTGTCGTGTCTGGAAGATCGGCGTTCACCAACAAACCTTTTGAATCTTCTTCAAGACGCAAAGTCTTTGAACGTGTCGAAGCAAGAAGCATTGACGAGTCATGGTTCATGTACATCTTGATTGTGTTGCGACCCTTCAAAGATTTCTTGAATGCACCTGGTGCGATTCGCTCGATGAACGGCAACGGTTCAGAATCAGAATTGAAGACAGCCGCATAACCTGTGAAAGACATTCCGTCACCAGTAGGACCTTGACGCAATTCGAAGTCGTTGATTTGAATGCGGCGTGTCTCTAGTGATTCGCTCATGCCGTCAATCATAACAACATTCACGGCCAAGGTTCTAGAAGATCTCGGATGATCTTTGGGAAGCAGATCATTGTCGGTGATATAGGCAGGATTCTCAGGACGACCGTTGCGCAACAAATACAAGAATGAATTGACCCGCGCATACGCCCACTGATTCCTGGTCATGCCTGGACGGTGAGATGTCGAATATGCTCCGGCACCGCGACGGAACACGGTTCGCAACATGCCGACAGTTGCCCGCTTCCAAGACGGATCCGCACCATCAAGTTTTGAGTTGTGTTCATCGGCCTTGTTCTTCAAACCTTCTTCGATCGCTTCGGTCAATTCGATTGTGTCCGACCCAGCAGGAGCTTTCGCTGAACCTTTCGGATTCTTATCTGAACCGATGATCTGGTCTGATGGTGGTGCTGGTGCGCGTTCGGATTGGATTGCTTCAGATTTTCTTGCGAACCAATCTCGTGCCGGCTGAGGATTCAACGGGTTGATGCCCCACAGGTAGTGTGCGACCGCACCCGCACCAGGGAACTGGTCATTGGTCGAATCCGAGTTCTTTGGTGCTTGTAGGTCTACGGCGTGT